CACCAACCATATCGGTTTTGTTCCCACCGGTAATATGAGTGAAACTTGTAGCAGCGGTTTGTGTCCAGTCGCCCAAACATTGAATTGAATTCTGAGCACCAATTTGGAGTGAATTGTTCGCACCAATGGACTCTGTTTTATTTAGCGCAATAACTTCTGTTCTGTTAGACCCATCGCGTTGAGTTACGTTCCCTTGGGTGTTAACAAAAGATTCACCTAAAATATCACGGGCGTAGTTACCTTCAATCTTCTCAGATAGGTTGCCTTTGATTAATCTGGTTACGTTTCCATTCACTTGTTCTTGTAAGTTACCCTGAACTAGAATTTTGGCGTTCCCCAAAATCGTAATCTGCTGATCCTTACCGACCAGTATATTTCGACCACCAACGACAATAACAGTTTGATCTTCGGTAATCTTCTGTGAAACCGATCCATCGGGTTGCCATTCTTCATATGTTCCTGTAGTACCATGCATCCAGTGCATTCTTTCCGCACCGGGAGAATCATCATATTCTTCAACATGACCAGATTCAGTTTCACGAACATGGTTGTATGGATATCGAGTATTGTTAGCCGGGGCCGGTTCGTCCCATTTTGTTCCCAACGTATCAGCAGATCCCGGAACACCTGTACCCGCAACATTATCTACGGCGGTTGGAATCCCGGTAATCCTACCAGCAGTTTTGGACACAAGACCCGGATGTGATCTAAACGCAGAACGAGCTAGACGGTTTACATCTGGTTCATTTAGGAATTTTGGATATAAACCCTTTGGATCGTTGAACCCCTGAGTTCTATCAGCCGATGCTACAGGGATACCATCAATTGTACCCATGATGTAAGGGAGTTGGCATACGTTTCCATCTAGGTAGAACCCAAAGACCATAGAGCCCTCTACAGGGCCGTTTGGCGTCAATCCAACACCACTCACGGATGCAGATTGGATACTGTTAATGGATTGTGCCCAAATTAGTTCTTCGGTTGGGATACCTTTGAATTGGTCTTTGACCTTATCTGCGGTATGGCGACCATATACCCTAACTTGTAAGCGACCGGCTTCCAAAGGATCGTTTCTACCTTCAACGATCCCAAAAAACCAATGCAGATCGAATGTATTCTTAGCCTTCAATTTTATCACCCTTAATATTCGATTCTTTCCTGATACCCAATGTCATGGTGTAATCCTGAGAAGTCATTTCATGTTTGATTTGACATATCAAGTATTTACCAGCAGCGGTTTGATCCACCATACCATGGTATTGGAAATCAAAATATGCGGTATCACCTAATTGGATATCCAAGTTACCGGGAATCTTTAAGGTCATTTGGGTTGAATTGTGGAGAGCCCTAGCCATAACTCGTTTCAATCTCTGGTTAACCTGAGCATTGCGATTTGTATTATAGATTGAGTTACCCATTTCCATCCGATAATGCATATCTTTTGGATAATCTGGGGCGGTGGTCCCGACATAAACCTTTTCAGAGTTCATTGTTGGAAAAGCTGTGACATAATCATCATATCCAATTTGGGATGTGATTGCCCGTTTTTCCATTGTGTCAATTTCATCAACTGTAATTTGATAACCACCGATCACCTTATCAGCCAAATCGAAATGAATATCTTTCGACGCGAAATCAGCCTTCAGCCGATCATAATCAGACACATTGTCGATGTTTGCGTTCAGCCTCTGTTTGAAATCGGCCTGTCCAAGTGTATACATGGACTTGAAGTTCCAACCATTTATATTTTCATAAAATCGATAATCACTGGACATATTATCCTTACTAGTTGATTCATTCGCCAAATGTTGAATGAATTCAATTGCTGTAGTATTTGGGATAATCCAATCACGCGGGTATAGAGTTGCTTCAACATCAATAGTTTGCCCTAGGCCGTTATCCATAATATCGGTTACAATATCAGATGTAAGAGCCTGTTTATATGATTTTGAAAATAAATTCGATTCTGATAACCAAAATCCTTCGGATACAAAATGCATTACCATAACATGGTTGTTGTTTTCTTTTTGCTTTTGGAGATTAAGAATCTGGGTAATCTTATATTTCTTTAAAAACTCAGTTTGCCCAACAATACCACCATCCAATCTTGTCTGAAAACAAACTTCCAACCATTCTTGACCTTGAATTGGTAGGTTAATGTGCAATCCGTTATCATCGATCATCGATATCATACCATGTTGATATGTTCTAGCATCAACCATACTCTCATAGATAGTCAATTTCATCATGACCCTTGAGATATCATACTTATTATCTTGAAAGTTGATTAGATTGATGTATTTGATAACATGAGAATTTCGCGGTTGATTTAAACCATTAGGTACGCCCATTCTGTGTACTCACAAATGTATCCACAAACACCCGAATATCTTCCGGGCGTATAATAAGAATCTTCCGTAGAGATTCGTTTTGATCAATTTCATATTCAACATTAGTCACTGGAGTTAGTTCTCCTATAAATTGAATATATGTTAGACTTGTATCATATATATTGAACCACTTGATATTATCAGGGTCAACGCTGTTATATTGAATTCTAGCATTGTAAATCTCAGACCCATCGTAGTAAAAAGTGACCCCAGTTTCCGGGACAACATTGAAATACATATCCCCTGTAAGTGGGTCTAAATGATGATGTATACCATCTGAGCCACCAAAGTTGGCGTATTTCTTATCAGCGTATGCCCGAACAACATCGTCCTGACGAATCCAGCCATGCCATGGGTCGATAACTCCATTAACCAATAGCAATACCCATTCTAGATTTGGGTCGCCGTAGAGGGTGTTTGCTAGCTGTTCAGGACGTGGTGCACCTGTTATTGTATATTGACGATGAATAAACGAGTCTTTAATTTGACTGTACGTCAATCCCAAATCAACGAATAAGTTTGGGATTGTATAATCCCCATACTGAACCGAACCAAATTTTTGTAAAATCATAGACCATAACTCTGAATATCTTCACGGGTAACAATAGTGTTTTCCATGAACTCTAAATGTAATTTAATTGCAATCGGGTCGCCAGATTCAAACGTTTTCCATGAACCATCCGGGGTAAAGTCAACGTCAACATTGGTAAGAAATGCCGGACCAAATCTGAATAGTGGAATAACCCGCGAAGAATTTTGATTGGACATTTCCTCGATGTACCACCGACTTGGAACACGAAGCCATGTATCACCCTGCAAACTACTAGCAGAATTTTCTTTGAAAAACTGTATCAGACCAGCAACTTGAGCCAACTCATCTGGATTGCGCGGACGAAGATCGAATGAAAATTTTTGTCTGCGTAGATGTGTGCCTGTGTAATTAGCCGAGTTATGTTGATTCCACACTTGACGATAGAAGTCTTTCATAACATTGGGTGCATGTTTATTAAGCTCATATGCACCAACATCTGTTGCCACCGCACCTAACACCGGCTTACTAAACAATTTATCATAGCCACCATGATTTTGAATAGCGTTGTTCATAACCCATAGCAACCCCCGACCATCATCGGTGTAATTTTGGGTGTATGATGTTTCAAGTTCTGGCATATACAGAAATACCGATCCAATATTTTTGGATTTCATTGTCTTGTAATTACCAAATATCTCAGACCGCATCGACGTACTTTCATTCCCTTGAATGAAATCGGTTGCGTTAAATGCTAATTTAGATGTGTGCTGTTGACCTTCTACAGTCAGAGGATATCTGAACATAGGTTTAGCTTTGCTGGATTTCTTGTCGTTCCCAGAGGTAACCAAAATATTCTTTTCACCAGTACCGGTGACGGTGTTCATAGCCTGTTTGGCCCCGCTAACCGTGCTACTTACAGGATTTGTAAGAAACCCTGAAATCGAACTCAAAAAAGTCATAAATTCACCATAGTAAATAAGTAATAATATAGTATTTATGAGGTTGTATATGGCTGGTTCACAATCCGGTACTTATCGGGGGAAATATGCACCGACTAATAGAAACAAGTACAAAGGAAATGTCGAAAAGATTCAATATCGAAGTTCATGGGAATTGGCCGTCATGAAATGGTTAGATTTCACCCCATCGGTGATACGCTGGTCCTCAGAAGAGATTGTAATTCCTTACAGGGATACCAACGATCAGCGGATGCACAGATACTTCATGGACTTCTATGTCGAATTCGAAAACGGCATTATCTATCTATGGGAAGTTAAGCCATACGAACAAACCCAAATCCCGCTTCCACCAAAACGGGTCACCCCGGCCACATCGGCTAGACACCTAGAAGCAGTTCTCACATATCAGAAAAACAAAGCCAAGTGGATCACCGCAAAGAAATTTGCAGAAGAACGTGGTTGGATATTCAAAGTGTTGACCGAAAAAGCTCTGCGCAAATATGGGATTCTGATTACAGATGGCAGAAATTAAACCAAGGGTTCGATTAGAACCCAACAAGATAGCGCAATTCAGAGCATCATTAGCTGCAATGGATGCACTACCTAACGCGAAGAAGAACAACAAAAGCATCAAATGGTTCAAGGAGACTATTGAAGGTATTCCAAGATCCAAGGTGGCAGTAACCCCGGTAGCCGGTAAGATGTACACCTATGTATATGATGCAAAATACAAAAAGACACTCCCGTATTGGGATCGATTTCCGCTCATCATCATGTTGGATGTAACCCCAACCCACCAACTAGGGTTGAACTTACACTATCTCCCACCAAAGGCCAGACAGGTTTTTATGGAGAAAATCCTAACGATGTTGAGTCAAAAGAACCTTGGACCCAAGGCATATTTCAAAATCAACTGGAATGCTGTTAAACGCTATCCGGGTGCTGAAAAAATGATCAAATTGTATATTAGATCACGGGTCAAAGGACATATGGTTGAAATCAGTCCTTTATACTGGGCCAATGCAATTTATCTACCGACACAACAATTCCTTGACAAAGACGGAAACCGATTCTCTGCACGGAAAGTTTGGGCGGATGGGAAGACACACTGATGGCAACAATCGATATCGACAAATTCAGGGCTGCGGTCATGAAGGACGACCTTGGACGAGCAAACTTGTTCAAGGTCGAGTTTCCAAACAAGATTGGTATTAAAATTCAAAATAGCTTTGGTAATGGTGGTGGGAGTTTATTCCGGTCCATTACCGATGTTCTAACCAAAGAAGTATTATCCAGAGCTGAACCTATTAGGCATCTAACTGGATTCTTCAGCCCGGAGATTATTCGGGCCGTTGGATTGGGTGATATGTTGGATACCTACTTACAATATCCATACGACCTAGGAATGTATGTAAAAGATGTGGGGGTGCCGGGTAGGACATTGACAACTACAGATGTCCACTCAGATCAGGTTCCCTTCAGCATGGTTAACGGGAGCGAATTTGATGTATTGTCAATGACGTTTCTTGTAACACCGTCTCAGAAAGAGCGCCAATTCTTTTTGGACTGGATGAACAAAGCTTGTAACATGGATCGGCATAAATATGGGTTCTACGATGATTATGTAGCAAGTCAGATTCTCATCAGATTCTGCGACCGCCAAGGTAATATGGCATCCATCACAGAGATTGTCGAAGCATTCCCAATCCATGTGTCCGATATGCAATTATCGTATGAAAACAATAATCAACTTGCTATGTTTGATGTTCAATTCAAATTTAAGAAAGCTACTACGAAGACTGCCACCGACTCCGGTGATGGGAATATCTTCACAGAAGCTAAACATTGGTACGACTCCATCAAACGTATCACCAATATCATTTAAGAGTATTTTATTATGGGCAAGCTTGCAAGCTTAGCATTAGATTCGCTTCCGACTTTCAAATGTTTGGTTCCAAGTCTAGGAAAGACTGTCACCATGAGGTCTTTTGTAGTTAAAGAACAAAAACTTCTGTTGATCGCAAAACAATCTGAAAGTGACAAACTCGAAGGTGTTGTAAATGCGGTTAGTCAATTGATCCAAAACTGCATTACCGTCGGTGATATTAATGTCAGCGAACTTCCAAGTTTTGACATTGAATATATGTTCATTCAACTATTCATGCATTCAACCGGTACAACCAAAACCAAAACTTTCTATCTCTGCAAGAATCCTGTTCTCGATGAAGATGGCAAGCCTAAATTGAATGATGAGAACGAAGAAATTACATGCGACCAACCAAATGGTGTGGTTGTCAATCTGAAAGATGCCAAGGTATCTACCAGTGAAATTCAAACCGGTATTATTGATGTCAAATCCTCAACCATCGATAAGTTGATTCTGAAATATCCAAACTTCGAACAGATTACACGTCACGATATCTCAATTGCAGATGAAGATGTGGACACCACACTGAAGGTATATGCCGAATGTATGACCTACTTGTACAAGGCTGATGGTACTGTATTGAAACTTGGCGAAGACTATGATATCGAAGATGCCGCTGAAATGTTGGAATTACTATCGAAACAAATCTTTGACCAAGTAATGGGATTCTTCATGAACATCCCATCGATTACAGGTCACACTGATTTTGTCTGTCGGAAGTGTGGACATAAAGCAAAAATCGGATTGCGGGGTCTAAACGATTTTTTCTCGTAACTCAGGCTGAAGATAGTCTTGGTAGTTACATGAAAACCAACTTTAGCCTGCAAAAATACCACAACTATTCCTTATCTGAACTAGAAGCAATGATGCCTTGGGAAAGAAAAACCCTTATCACCCAAGTTACAATGTGGCTAGAAGAAGAGAAGAGAAAAATGGATAGAAAGAAACATGGCGGATAATACAGACGATCCAAGATTAGTGAGTGTGCTAGAAGACCTAGCACACGCAATGCATGATCAGAAGTTAAGCGAGAAACAAGCCAGAAAAGCTGATAAAGCCATTTTGGATGAGCTTAGAAAGAAACATAAGTATGACCAAAGTAAACATCGCAGTGTCAGGGTTGCCAAGCGTGTTGGGAAGGGCGCTCTAGGGGCCGCTGGCGGGGCTGTGGGGGCCGTTGGTAAAGCTGCCGGGGGATTCATTGGTAGGGAGATTGGTGGCATCCCAATTGCAGGTGCGATCTTTAGAATTTTAGGGAAGAAATTTGCCAATGCCAATCTTGAGAAGAAACAATACAAAAAGACGTTAGTAATTCGACGAAAACTTGAACTGAAAGAAATGGCTAAGATGGAGAAGATCAGAGCCAAACTAGATACTAAGAACAAGATCGCCGAAGAATCCAAAGATCCTCAAGAACCGGAACAATCTGGTGTACCGGGTGAAAAGAAAACCAAAGGAAGTGGGGGCGGTGTAGCGGCAGCGGCTGAAAAAATGTCAAATGCTGCAATGGAACTACAAGCAACTGTAATATCATTCACCCCTGCAATCCAAACCTTCCATGAAACCGTCGAAAAGATGGCCGAATTGGTCGATGCACAATATGATAAACGTAATGACCCAGAACCGACTCAGGGTGAACCAACATCAAATGGTCCGGGGAAAGTTCATGATGCACAACTACTTGAATACCTACATGGTATCGAATATCTGACCCAAGAGAATGCTGTAATTGCAGAAAATGGTCAGGAAATTCTTAGAACCATGGGCAAAGATATTGGAAATATCAAGTGGCATACTGCTAGACAGAATGGCTCTGTTGGTAGAATCGAAAAACTTATAAAAGATAGACAAGATGGTCCGGGCACTGGAGATAGTAATAAGACTATTGAATCTATGGCTAAAGATGTCGGAACCATCAAGTGGCATGTTGCTAGAATTAGTGGTAGTTCAGATCGAACTGAAAAATTACTTATTTCAGCAGCGACTGATAGAATCAAATTCCTAGCCAATCAAGATACTCAAATTGACCTGATGAAAAAACAACTCACCGGGCAAGAAGAACAAACCGGTATGACATTGTTAAGCGGGGTTGCAGGTGCGGCAGGGTCTGCGGTAAGTGGTATTGGTAGTGCGATTGGTGGTGTAGGGGAAGCGATTGGTGCTACAGCGATTGGTGCGGCGGTGATTGGTGCATTACCAGAAGTTCTTGCGGCGGGTGCGGTAATCGCGGCGGTCGGGGGATTGGCATTTGCAGTTTATAAAATGCTTCCAAGTAGCTGGTTTGGTGGTAGTTCTGGCACAAATGGAACAAGCCCTGATGACAATCTAAAACATGCGGATGATCTAGCTAAACAAAATGGTAGTGCTGATGATGAATCACACAAAACTCCTGAACAAATCGCATATGCAAAACAAAATGGCCGATATGCAGATAAATCCATGTACATGTCACCAGATCCAGCGAAACCGGGTCAATATAAAGCCTCGGATGAAATGTATCCATGGGAACATGACAGATTAATGGCACAACAAGATGGTGATCATGGAATTGGGATCAACTCTGCGGCAGTCGAAGCATCTAAATCTGCGACGGATGGTTCAGGTGGTAATACCAGTATACAAACCAACAATAATTCGGGTGGTAATACAACTGTTGTTCAACCAGCGGCGGTAAGTGCTCAGTCCGAATACACACGTTTTAGATGAGTATGAATAATGACAGATCGTCCTAGCATGATTCAGAACACCTTGTCAAGCACAAATCACAAATTTGTGCTTCATAAGGCCAACACAAAAATATTTAACTGGCAGGTCCAAAAATTCGATGTACCGGATATAAATATCAGTACAGCTAAGGCAACATCCAGTCCGAAAGTCGGATCTTGGAACCTAGCCGGTACGGCAATCAATTATGATAGGCTTCAGGTTCAGTTCCTTCTGGATGAAGACCTGCAAGCTTGGATCGAACTGAAAACGTGGATCAAGGAGATTGTGGACCCATACAACCCGCAGCCTACGAACCTCTACAATCAGGCTGAGAGCACTGCTGCGATCCATATCATGACAAACAACCATAGCCCTACCGGGAAGGTGTTCACGTTCCATAGGCTGTACCCTGTGCGTCTTAGCGGCCCATCATATGATGTAACCGTCTCAGACCCTACCCCGTTGACATGCGTAGTAGAGTTCATGTACGATACCTTCGATCTTGAAATCGCCGTTGACACAACAATTTAAATTTGTCAATTCTGTTTAGAAACGGGTCAGCTTTGTGGTATAACTGATCCATATGAATTGATTCCCTTCCAAGGGACGTGGCCGGGGCGGTAACCCGGCTTCACGTACTACGACCACAAACGATTAAAATTTACCCTTCACCGGGCAGTCCATCCACTTTGACCTGTAGTGGTTGCAAACTGTAGAAGAACATGGCAACAGCGGGATGTATGATACCGCTGACAATCCTTGCATCAAATCCAAAAGGTGACTATTGTGCGCTGGGTGTGGATGATGCGAGCTACTGCTGTGTAAACCGGTCATTCCGATAAAATTGGAGTTGGGTGATCGACAGCCTCTAGCTAGGAGCCTAAAAAATTTCATTCTCCTTTAGGATGGTAGCTCTGTGAAACAGATACAACTACCCCTGCACCAAGATTGGTCATGCCCGATTTGATGCAGTTCCGTAGCGTTGAGAACAGATATAAGAGCCGATAGCGTTACCCCGGCCCCCAAAAATGGGAATCTGGCATGATTATGTACGATGGCGAATAGTCAAATTCGTTTTACGTTTTTCTCCTGTTTAGGAGAATTACGCCTCCAACAAACGTCAATACTTCTAAAGCTCTTAGAAGCTTCTAATCCCGCCTACGGCTTGATTGTTCCTTCGTCACAATCAATATTGATTAATCATAGATTGAAATCAAATAGATTAGCAATCGCCAGATTGCTGCCGTAGGCGCAATAGAACCTCCCAAAAATCATTGTTAAATACTTCTATACAGGTTCGCATGAACCATCTAGGAGTTTTAAAACCAATGAACATTTATACCCTATCAGCCAAATCCCGTTGTGGTAAAGACACGGCTGCTACCCACCTACTGAAAACCATTCCCAATTCCATTTCATATGCTTTAGCCGCAGGATTCAAAGAATCTATTGCAAAACATTTTTCTGACTATATGTCAAGAGCTGATGTGTTCGGTGATGGTGTTGATCGAAATAATTTCATCATATACATCGACTCAACCGATTTTGAAGAATCAACCCATAAAGTCTTTGCAGATTTTGGATATGATCTAAATAAATACCCTCAAATTGATTTAACCAGATACGACTTCAACGGCTGGACCATCCGCAGATTGATGCAAGTGATCGGAACAGATATTGGTGTGAATCAAATTGATACAAATATCTGGTTGAAAGAATTTGAGTCCGATCTGTTTAGATTGAAGCTAATCTATGATAATGTAGTCGTAACAGATTGCAGACAGACCCATGAAATCGATTTTCTACGTGGTCTGAATAGCACTGTCATCCATATCCATCGCAAAACCGGGTTGAGTGATTCCCATATCACAGAACGTGGTCTAGAACCAGTGGATGGCGAATTTATCATCGAAAACAATTCAACCCTCAAGGCTCTCTATGAGCAACTGGATTGGATCGTCAAAACAGTGGACATTGAATCAAAATGATACGTTGGCTACAGGAATATAAGCTACGTCGCCTCGAAAATCGATTGGTTGACGTGGCGATGGCGGAACGATTTGATGCAAAGAGTCAATCCTATGCAGAGGTGATCAAAGCGGACATACTCGCTTTGCGCAAAAAGCTCGGGTATTCAAACCCGAATTCAACAATCTGGAAAGAATAATGAAAGTAAAAGAATTGGTCTAGGGACCACATAAGGAAGCGGTGAACAGCATGGCAGTACAGAAACAAGCCCAAACCTATACACTGAAAGAATTGGATATGCAAGAAGTAATTGATGCAATCCAAGCTTCCAGCCCGACCACCCGCATTTACGTGGGTGCCGACTCCAAGAGAGTGAAGAACAAGGTTGTCTACGTTACTGTCGTCGTTCTTCACTATGATGGAAATAAAGGTGGGCGAATCTTCAAATCCATCGTGGTCGAACCTTGGTATGGAAATATCAAAGGCCGACTGATGAATGAGGTCTATAAAGCCATTGACATGGCCTACAAGATCGTTGAACACCTTGACGGTCGTCCGTTCGAAATCCATTTGGACCTGAACCCGGACCCCGCACACAAATCCAACTGCGCTGTAAAGGAAGCGGTTGGTTATGTTTTGGGTACGTTTGGATTCAAACCAAAACTGAAACCAGAAGCTTGGTGTGGGTCTGCCGTAGCTGATCGGGATACCCTGAAAGCAGGGAAACGATTTAAAGTTGGAAAAGGGCTTGCACAACCAGCGTGACCTTGATATCCTTGATTCTGTTCCGAATCAAGTGACTCAAACCAGAATGGTGGAAGCGATGGTACATGCAAGCGAAGGTGGTGAATGGTTCACCCAAGCAGAAATTGATGGATTGGCTCAGAGCTATGCTCAGGGCCGGTTGACCGAGTGGATGCTACTCGATGCTTTGGATGACGATGACAAATTGGTTCGGATTGTTATGATCCGATCCAAAGATTTTAACGATGTAAATACAGATGAGGCCGTCACTGGTCTTATTTGATGTACAAACCGGTAGTGGGCGTAAAAGTAGCCAGCTTTAATGAGTTGCGAGTGGGGTAAGATCAAAGCGTATTCAAGGTGAATCCACACCGAGATTCGTATAGCCACCGGGGAAGGACAAGTACAGTTTGTATGGTAATAGACTAATAGACACCCGTGCATGCAGGTGATCTGGGTCTTACGTTTGTGGGCGCAGCCACTACTTAAAATGGCAGACCAATGGTGAGGTCTGAAAAGGCTGGTTGAGAACTTGATTCGATAGCAGACACCGTTCCATTGATGCCATACAAGACCCGTAGAGCATTTGGTGTAGTAACACGCCTGTTGATGTAATGCAGTACCGTAGGTTTGATGGGAAGTTGGATTAGCAGCGTCCATCTTATAATGAGTGGGGCAAGGTTTGATATATGGATTGCTGGGAATGTATGCCCAAGCTGTGTATCAAGCTGGCAGTAGATCGAGGGCGCGCTAGACTCCCCTTTGGCGTGATAGCACACCATCAAACCACATTTAGGGCCTTTAGCACAGCGGTCTAGTGCGCTCGGCTCATAACCGATGAGGCAGGGGTTCGAATCCCTTATGGCCCACCAAATTTTTGTGAGGATTTTAGAATGAATCTTGATTGTAAACCGGGTACGAAAATCCGCTATACCGGCCAAGGTGGCTGGGATGCTGATAAAGTTCATGCCGACAAACACCTGACCGTTGGTGAAATCTATACCGTGGATATCATCGATATTGGTAACTGGAGTTCGGACGTATATTTGATCGAAGTTCCAGATATCGATTTCAATACCGTAATGTTCGAGGAAGTTGAATGAACATTCGCTTCGTGGTAGAAGGTATGTATGTTGATCGAAATTCCAGCACCTATGGTAGCAAGCCTGTTACATGGGTACGGGAGTGGAAAGTCTGGAGAGAAACAACCAGTCTAGAAGATGCCCGTGCTATGAAGGCGTCTGGATTGAAAATCATGAACACAAAAGAGTGGTCAGGATTCAACGAACTTCGGATTGTGCAAATCACAGAGCATAAAGAGATTGTGGAATGAGTATTGAAGTAGGTTCCAAAGTCAAATTTATCGGCAGTAATGCCCACCCTCAAGAAGTTGCCGAGGGTAATCGACTTCTGAAAACCGGTGTCGAATATACGGTGAATTATATCCACATTCCAAACCCATTTTATGTTTTCATTTTTCTGGATGGGTTTCCGGGTGATGGGTTCAATTTCTCCATGTTTGAACTTGTTGAAGCTCCGGTGACTGAATGCCTATCCCACTGATCTGCCGTTGGTTCGGACACAAATTCATCTTCCGTATGGAATTCATTGGTACGTGTACCGGTCGGGTGGAATATCATCATTCTGATCGGTGCCTTCGCTGTGGGTACAAACCTCAATGAAAATTGATGGAAAGCATCCTGTAAGGCAGCAATGCCGGGACCAAATCCGTCATGTGAAAACTCATGGTTCGATTACATTCACCGAAGCTGAATTCTGTGCGATGATCGCTAAAATCGAACAAGTTGTTCCAAGACCTAGGAGTCTTACGTCATCATGGAAAGGCAATCGTTAGAAGCAATGCATACCAGACAATTGATCGATAAACTGCGTAGCACCCGTGCTAGCATGACTATGATCAATGGTCTATATGGGGAACCAACTCCAGAACAGCGAGAAGCTGTCGAAGCCGATGTGAATTTGATTAAATCGGTTCTGGCTACCCGTGAACATGTACCGGGTAAAGCCGAAGCGAAGCAGATTCGTCAGTACAAACAGAAATTGAAACAGGCTAGATAATGAAATCGAAACCAGAAATCGTTGTTCAAAAGCGTCAAGAACGAACTGTCGTTGAAACAATTGAAGTAAAATGTAGTTGTGGTAAACGACCGGTTCATAAATGCGTTAAAGAATCTGGCACCGGCCATGGGAAGATGTGTTTTCAATGAGCATGATCCAAGCAAATTCGGTTGTGACCAAGACAACCACTGCACGCCTGAAATCCGACGACCTCAAGAAATTGATCGCCGCTGATTTGGGTGTTGATCCAAAATCAGTATCGCTGAAATTCGAATTGTCATACGAATATGGTGGATACCGGGATGACAGTATGACCGGTGCATCATTCAGTTCACTCGAAGTCAAGGTAGTAGAATGAAGCTCAAATTTGTTTTGGTATGCCTTGCGGTGATTGCACTTGCCGGGTGTGATGACTACACAACCATGTTGAATCAAACCGCAGGGTATTCAAATGCTCGCGATGTTGGGCGTGGCTATGTAATGTATGAAATCGAAGGTGGTACGGTGACTTGCCGTGAACATTCCAGTCGTTCCGAATTAACCTGCTGGAAAAACTAATGATCAAATTCATTTATGACAACTATTCACGATTTAGAAGTTCAATTCCGAACTTCTCAAGAGAGAATAAGCATGTCAAGAACAACACGTCGCGGTAAACCATCCAGAAACTTCCACAAGTACATCGGCCTTGGTATCATCTGGGGCGAAAATCGTCGCATCCATATCTGTCATTCGTATCCGGGTGGTTGGTACAATGACATCAGCGATGAACCACTGTGGAAGGAGGAAGAATTCGAAACCTATGACGACTACGCAGCATTCGAAATCCGTAAATACCACATGGATTACAGACCGTGGAACAAAACCCCCGGTTGGTGCCATCGTGTCGAAGTACAGCGTCAAAAACGTTTGCACAAAGCTACGTTGCATCATGCGATCCGTAATGGGTCTGAAGACGAAATGATTCTGGTTCGGCTCCAACAAGATGCTGAATGGTTGTGGAGCTAAAAATATTTTTCAAAATTTAACGATTTTGTTTAGATTTTGAGAAAAGAATGATATAAATAGAAGTACAGAAGCAGGAAATGAGGTCTTAGGACTCCACCAGCTTCGATACCGGTCCTGTCAGGAATGACATAACATCAATTGTGGCCGGTTTATACGTCAGTAGTTCCAATTGGCAGAACGCTACGCTCCAAACGTAGATGATCGAGGTTCGAATCCTCGCTGGCGTGCCAAATTTCAAAGCCTCGGGAAACCGGGGCTTTTTCTTGCCAAAAATATTTTGAGAAAGTGTTTAGATTCTGTTTTGGGTGTGGTATGCTTCATCCATCGAAACGAAATATATTGAATTGTGAGGATTTTGTAATGACCTATGGCAACCTGACCCAAACCACCAACGGCATCGCTGCTGTGAAATCGTCCCTGAATGCTTGCGTCGATCTGTTCGCTCAGATTGGTTCCTCGCGTGGTAAGGACATTACCCCGGCCTTTACAAAGGCTTTCCGCGAAGACCAGAACATTGCCGCACGAATCCTTCAATGGTCCCGTGATGTACGCGGTGGTGCCGGTGAGCGTGACACCTTCCGTAACCTGCTGGTAAATCTGCTGGATAACGGCCACACCGGAGTTATCGCACGCCTGATTGCCAAGGTTCCAGAAATTGGTCGTTGGGATGACCTGTTTGTTCTGATTGGTAAATCGGATCAGATTGATGCAATCATTGCAGAAACCGTTGCACAGGCTCTGGTTGAAAAGAATGGGCTTTGCGCAAAATGGTTGCCGCGTGAAGGTAAGAAGTATTCTCGTTTCTTCATGAATGCTTTCGAACTGACCGAGCGCCAATACCGCAAACTGATCGTCGGCCTGTCGAATACTGTCGAACAGAAAATGTGTGCCCATCAATGGGATCAAATCGAGTTCGGCAAAATTCCATCGCTGGCCGCGAAGAACTACCAGAAAGCTTTCAACCGTCATACCCCTGAGCTGTATCAGGAGTATATCGACGGTCTGGCATCCGGTAAGACCAAGATCAATGCCGGTGCTATCTACCCATATGATGTAATTCGTGGGTTGAATGGTGTGGCTGGTATTGCGGATGCCCAGTGGAAGGCTCTGCCAGACTATATGGAAGGTTCTGAAGAAAACCTGTTGGCAATCATCGACGTGTCGTCTTCGATGAGTTCGCGTGTATCGGACAATCTGTCTTGCATGGATGTTGCGATTTCGTTGGGTATGTATGTTGCGGAACGCTCTAAAGGCGCTTTCAAAGACAAATTCATCACCTTCGATTCGTACCCACGTCTGATCGATCTGAGTCATGCGAAAGGACTGGCACAACGTTACAACATCACCAAGTCTGCACCTTGGGGCGGTTCTACCAACCTTGAATTGACGTTCAAACTGATTCTGGAAACAGCGGTGAAGAACAAAGTTCCGGCGTCGGATATGCCAACCAAGATCATTCTGTGGTCGGACATGCAGTTCAATTCGGCTGCGCGTGGTTGGGATAAAGAATCCGCGTTCATCATGATCGACAATATGTATGCAGCGGCTGGTTATAAACGCCCTGATATCATTTTCTGGATCGTTGCGGCGAACGTACCGAATTTCCCTGTAACGTTCGGGGCTGGTAAAACTGCAATGCTGTCTGGGTTCTCCCCGGCCATCATGAAGGCGGTTCTGGCACAAACCGATGTACCAGAAATGACCCCAATGTCGATGATGTTGGAAGCGGTGAACATCGACCGATATAATTGGTGATTTGATGCAATGGACATTTGAGCGATTCATGCAGGGCTACAGTGATTATTTCGAGCGCCGGGGTGAAATCTGGTTGAGCGATTACATCAAAGACCTCATGGGCCGCTCTGTGTCCTCGTATGAGCTTGTTTCATACGAGATTCAGGAACTGACATGGGTTATGTGGCAAAGTGGCCCAGAAAGCCTTGCAGAGTTCGGTTTAGCATGGTCCAAACGGGATCGGTTGATCTACATGATGAGTGACTGGATCAAGTATTTGGACACCAACGAAAAATATTTTTAAAATATTTCAATTATTTTCGAATTTTTGAAAAACACATCGCTAAATACATATACGAAACAAAAACTTTTACTGAGAAATCAAAATGTCTGCAATGACAACCTTCGCAAAACGCAATCTGAATAACGCTGGATATCCGGTGCAGGATCGCTTTGCCTTTGATTCCGGAAAGAATGTTTCAATCAATGGATTTCTCATGAAAGAGATAGACCTTGGGTTCATGTAACCCAGTCTCAGTTTTCATAAAGGGAATCCAGCAATGGGTTCCCTTTTTTATTGCGCTCGAAGTTCAACTGGACGAACGCCCGTTTACGAAGCGGTAGGTTGTGGGTTCGAGAATCCCACGGGGCGCACCAAATTCTGGATCAGACGGGACAAAGGTAGTCCCTGCGGGCTGTAACCCCGTGCCGCTGGCGAAGTAGGTTCGATCCCTACCTGATCCACCAAATTTTGATACAATGTCGAAGAAGCTAACTTGGTAGAAGCGATTGCCTGAAAAGCAATAGGAGTCGGATCGTTACCGACCTTCGACACCAAATATTTTTGTTCTGATCTATTGAAAACAGAACAAAACGTGGTAAGATCCTCCCATGAATCAAATCATGGTGCCTAAAATGGATCAGATGGTTGTGTATCGTATAGAAGACCCGGATAGCCGTATCGGAATGTATACCTCTGGTGGTTGTGTTGCGTTCAGGTATATGTCAGGCGGTCGGCAACACCCAGGTCCATATAGTGATAATCGGTTGAAGACCGAGCTTAACGAGAAGAATTCACAGTTAGGTGACGAAGATAACCTCTTTGTCAGTCAATGCAAATTCGGATTTGCATCAAAAAAGCAGATGCGTAACTGGGTGTCTCAGGATGAATGGAAACAAAAGCTTGCAGAAGAAGGATTGATCGTTGCTAAATACCGGGTGCCAAAAGAAATGGTTGCCATTGGTAATACGCAGGCGATCTTCCATCCCCAACATGCAGAGCTGGTTTCGACCATGTGTCCAACCAAGATTTAAAAATATTTTGTAATTCTGTTTAGATTGAATCGAAACAGTGTTATAGTAGATTCACAAGTCAGGGCAGCCGGGGAGATTCAGTTAGCCGGTGCTGACTTGGTAACCAAATACCTAAACGCCTTGGGTATTCGGATAGCGAGAACGTTGGGAAACGTGCTTTCTATTTTGCGGGTATCGTATAGTGGTATTACCCCAGCCTTCCAAGCTGATGATAGGAGTTCGATTCTCCTTACCCGCTCCAAATTCTTTGTGAGAAACATATTATGGATTGTGTCTTTTGTAATTCTGGATATCCGGTAACAGTCAAACACCGAATTCTGGTGGACTATCAAGGTCAACCGCGAACGATGCTTATGAGTGATTCAATTCTGATGACAATTGATGAGCTGATCAAGAAATCGAACAGAAAGTCCAAAAAGACTCGGATCGTCCATGGTCAGACTCTGACAGTTGCACAACGTAAGAAGCAATATGTGGATTATCGAAACATGATTCTGGGACTGCATTAATGGCTATTCCAACCGATCTAAATAAGATTTCGACTAATCTCGGAATGCTTGAACTACAGGAAGTTTGTGGTGCATTGAATGTGACCACGCAACCTGAAATTCACTGGTTGGGTAAACCGATGATGTTTGCCGGAGCCTGTCAATGTGATTTCATGTTCCGGGGTGATACTTACACCTTGAACGAACACTATGAAGTGGTTTCATCCATTCGTAGAAAATGATGTAATTGGATCGGTAAGCCGAGTTGGCCTAGCGGCGGCGGTCTTGAAAACCGAGGGCTCTGAAAGGGGTGTGTGAGTTCGAGTCTCACCCGATCCGCCAAATTTGAGGTAATTGTGATGCTTGGTATTTTGATCTTTATATCATGGATAGTTTTTGCGATCCTTGATATTCGATACTTCTCGGAACGACAATTGGATCACGAACCAGATGGTTGGGTCAAATATCTGATCGCATTTCTGCCCGGTAGCGGTTTCTATTACAAATGGAAATCGATGCAAAAATAAAAATCTGAAACTGTTTAGATTGACTCGAAACAGTGGTAGAATAGATTCATGATGCAATGGGTGTATAGTGTAACTGGATAGCACATAATCCTTCTAAGTTTATAGTTCGGGTTCGAGCCCTGATATACCTACCAAGTTTTAATTCTCGTACAAAGTCGGCTAGAGAGGAAGCCACTTGGGGTTCGAATCCCAAGAAACGTGGGTGCAAATCCTACCACGAGAGCCAGTTTTAGTTGCTAACAGCAAACCAAAAATTTCATATTGGCTTGAAAGCAAAAACGCAACTAGTTAAAAAGATTTTGAAATCTGTTTAGAATCCAATCAGCTTGTGATAGAATAGGTACATAAATGTGTGATTGTTCTTGTAAGTGTGATCGTCAGATGCGTGGTATTACTTCTCAGCAGATGGTTCAACTCGCTGCACGCGCTGAAATGTCAATGACCAATATAAATGACAGGAACACCAACCGAATATTGATTGAAAATGCTATTCGGGAAGCAATTCAGATTGTTGATGCTAAATTGATTTAAAGTTTCATGTGGGGTCAACGATTGTGATTGAATCACTTCATCGGGTTTATACCGGGTGTTGATTTAGTAGAAGATCACATAGATTCTGCACCAGTTTTGGATGCTAACAGCAAACCCTAAAATTTCAAACCATTTAATCTTGAAAGATAAAAGGCATCCAGTTAAAAGGTCTATTAGCTCAATTGGGAGAGCAATCCCCTGTCACGGGATAGGTAACGGGATCGAAACCCGTATAGACCGCCAAATATTGTGTCGCTAGCTAAATTGGATACAGCATCGGACTTTTAATCCGACGACTTCTCGGTTCGAATCCGAGGCGGCACACCAAATTCGATTGTGAGAGTATGAGGTGATTTAGGGTATATCCCTAATGATCTTAGCAGGTTACAAATGATCGAACCGAATAGGGTAGTGAAATGGTAGATGTTAAAGTTCCAGATAATGAAGTTGATTTGTTGTCATGGTATGAAAGTTACCGTCCGGCTGGTTCCGGGCCACTATCGATGATGCGGGTTGTTCGTGCCCTGTTGCGGGAAATTGCACGGCTACGCGGTTATCAGACGGACTTTGATAAAGTTCGTTAACAGAATGGAAACTCCCCCGTTAGGTACTTTGTACGACGGTTTCTGTCAACGCCCAAGGGGATAAGCGTTGACCCCCAAAAGTTCAGGGGATTTGCGGTTTGACGATCACCAATAGAACTCAATCGTCAGCATGGGAAGGTAGCTTAGTTAGTAAAGTTACGTTTGAGGACACCGACATTAAATTTTGCGGCCCGAGTAGGACGGTGGTTCAATTCCACCCCTTCCCACCAAATTCAGACTGTTGTAGCCTTAGCTCCGGTCTAAAAAGGTTGTATAAATAATACATGGTTCATATGACAAATGGCGCGTCACTCGGCTGTAACCCGATGCGGAAGCAGACTAGGTTCGATTCCTAGATGAACCACCAAACATGCTGTAGTGCTAATTAGGCGAAGTAAGGCCCGTCTTAGGATTCCATCAAATGCTTAGCGGCATTGGGATCAAGAGTCTAGCCGGTGTAGCCACAACCGGGGATAGTATGTACCGTGACCCACGTATACGGTTTAAAAGAACAGTGGCCTAATGGGGATTTAGCTCAGTTAGTAGAGTGCTAGTACCGAAAGCCCGGAAACGGTGTAGCAAGTAGGGAATGAGGTCGGTGGTGCAACTCCATCAATCCCCACCAAATTATGCAGTGTGGTCTAATGTTAAGACATGTGTTGATGATATCCATGATGGATAGACGCTGAAAGAATCCGAGGTTTGAGTCCTCGGCACTGCACCAAATTCGATACCCTGCTATCTAAGGTAACGAACACTCGCTAGACCCGAAGTGAAAGTATCGGGTGACAAAGGGGTTTTAGCACAATTTGGGAGTGCGCCACCGCATTGCGCGGCAGAGGTAGTGGTTCGAATCCATTAAACCCCACCAAATTAAAAGAGGTTTATATGAAATATGTTCGTATGACTGATGATCGTGGTTTATGTCCTTGGTGCAACAAACCTTGGCATGGCCCTAGTATGTGCTAAGGAATTGATATGACCTTTACAAAGATTTCGATGGATAATAAGAACCGTATGTTTCGACCAATTTGCATTGGTTTAAATGATGGTAGATTGTTTTTCCGAATCGATCTTTGGTGGGTCGGATTTCGAGTCACTAAATAAGTTTATAATTCCAAGATGCGCAGAATGGTATTGCACCCGGCTGTTAACCGGACGACCGAAAGGTCACTACAGGTTCGAGTCCTGTTCTTGGAGCCAAATTTGATGTAATTTTTGATACCCAAACTTTACTATCAATCAGTTGTGGTCATACAGCGCCCATATCTACTGTAAAATGATAAAGCTGTTATAACGGTGTGTAGCTCAGTTGGATTAAATTTCGAATGTTGAAACGTCAGAAAGCGCGCTGATAAAGTAAACGCTAGAAGCCTGTGAGGTGTTGTATCTCGGATGGGCGTTGCTTCCCAGAAGGATATAGGGCGTCATTGGTTTTTAAGAGCACCGGCATCTGAGCCGGAGGTCGTTGGTTCGAGTCCAGCCGCACCGACCAAATTTTGTTTCAAAAGGTGTTTAGATTCTGTTTCGGTTGTGGTATGATGAATTCATATCCCAAACAGAGATACTGAAATGCCTAATGTGTATAGCCGTCTTGGAACGGTCAGCATTGAACAGGTTCAAAACGCCCAACTGGTCACCGCATCTGCGATGAATGACAAGAAGCTTCCAAAGCTTTATGTTCACGGGGTATATGTCAAACTTTTCAGTGCAGGTACACGGTTGAAGACGTTCTTCAAACATGGAACCAAATGCTCGGCCTGTGGCCTTGAAGCTAAGTTCTATGCAGTAGAGCGACCAATCCATGAGTCTGGTGATTTCCCATATCATCTGAATCTCTGGGGAATTGATGCAAATGGCGATGAGGTGTTGTTCACCCATGACCATACATTGGCAAGACGTGCGGGTGGTGCTGATAATACCGGCAATACCACAACCATGTGTTCACCTTGCAATTTTGCAAAGTCCTTGATTGAGAACCGTGGAAAATGATCGAACGTAGTGTTGATGTAAAAACAGTTTTGGTTCATGCAGACTGCGAATGTGGTGGTGAGTTCAAAACCACTGGTGAAGCATACATGTGCAATCCACCAAAATACGTTCACATTTGTAACAAATGTGGTGATTGGATGACATCCCGTGATAAATATCCGGTTACTCGAATGGTGCCTACGTTGAAGTGATAGATCATGCCTGAAATTGTAGTCGTCGGACTCATTGTGATGATTTACGCAGCCATTCGTGATGTACCGAGTGTGGTTTACATGTGGTACATCAACTATCTGGTCTGGAAAACTGATCGGAAGTGGAAACAACAATTTAAAACGCCCCCATAGTATAATGGCATTACGCAGGTTTTGTAATCCTGTTATTACAGTTCGATTCTGTATAGGGGCACCAATTTTGAGTCTTCGTAACTACCCCATTAAGGGAAAGACGGCAGGCGAGTTGTAACGAGAGTGATCATACCGCCCAATTGGTCTGTGACGAATTTGGTATTTGATCCATATCAAGTCAACTAGACTCAAACCAAATTTGATGATGGACAAGGTTGTAGGGAGAACCCATTTAGGGAATTACCGGTTGAAAGTACAGGTTCTTTGCTGATAGGAAAACACACGCCCTAGGCTAATCAGTGGAAATCATCAAACCAAATATGTTCAAGTTCCACACTTTAAATTCGTAAACAGGTCGTCAGGCTATTCCGAATGGTAGGTGTGGGGAGACTTAGGCGAGCGGTTAAGCTGAGTGATGAAAACTCGGTCATGGCGTCGGAATCGTGGGGAACAATAACCCGGTAAATACCTGCGGGACATATCAAAATTTGAATCGAAGGCGAAAGCCCTAAAATCAGCTAGCCGGTAAAGCCCTGAAAGATTGGGTGCCCGAAAGGGTGTTGCGTGACTGACCCGGTGATTCAATTTAACTTGTGAGAAATATATGGATGCTAAAAACAAACAGTACATTGTAGATTTAGACAAAGGCATTAAAGCTGGAGATCTGATTCGGTCCACCAGTGGTTATAAGTCTTGTGACGGAATTTGTAAGGTCATCCAAGTTGACAACGACCTTAGAGGTAAAACTCTGGTGTTTGCAGTCAGACGAGTGATGAAGCCTGACGGTACATTGGTCAAGAATTCCAAATCAACTTGGCATGTATCTGCGGTGTATGCTCAAAAGGTTGACCCAGACAGTTTGTTCGAAGAAGCTTTGAAACAAGCTGAATTGGCCCGCGATCATTTACGAGCGGCGACCCGATGAAATCTCTTGTAGGATCATTGGTGTTTTCTAACTCTGGCTATTACCAAGACCGAAAAGGTTGGTTTAAAGTCATTGAACATGCCGGTGAGCGTGACACTGCAATTTGCCGTCGAGTTATGACTATCGAGGGTAAGGTACTCAAGAATTCCTTGAAGCGTATCAAATTTGATGTAAAAGAATTCAATGTTATCACACCGGAGAAGCTGGAAGAACGTCGCCAAGCAGCCTACAAGGCCGCTGATGATGACCTCCAATACTTACTGGATATGATGCATAAGTAAGAACACTGTTGCTCCCCAGCACGGTCGTAGGGCTATCTAACCCTACACAATTAGGATGGAATACAGCAAAACTTAAAAACTACTGATCGCCTTTTAGGCACCAGATGTACCGATTAGGCGGAAACCTAGACCGAACAGTGGGTATAAATAACTGTGTGCGTATCGGAAATTGACCTCAGATACAAAAGTTAAAGGGTGCCATCCTGTCTATTTCTTCCTGTAGTGTTCAACGGTAGCACGTTTGGTTTGGGACCATATAGAGACAGTTCGAATCTGTCCGGGAAGACCAATTTAAGGTACTGATCATGAGTAAAGGTTCGAGGAAACGTTATGCCGATTGCAAACGTATTGAAAGCGAATTAGAACGGCTGCGGCAATTGAATGATTCAATGTCGGTTGCATCCAGTATTTTCTATGTAAACTATCTCGCCAAACTCAAGGTCAGAGAAGCCGAAAGATTTAAATGATATATCCCGCTATAGCATAATGGTAATGCAATCGGCTGATAACCGATAGATCGAAGTTCAATTCTTCATAGTGGGACCAAGGGCAGGTACATCCCCATTGTACCGAAACTTAATCATGGGGTGTCCGGCGTGATTAAGTACACATCGAAATTTGTCGATGCTGGGCACCAATGGTTCTATAGGCTAGTTGGTAAACCAAGTCCCTCATAAGGACAGATCCCCGGTTCAAGGCCGGGTAGAACCACCAAACATGCTGTATTACTCGGTTGAGATACATCGTCACCTATTATTGTCCTAGGCACAGGGATTGGGGTTGTATCAAAAGTAGGTATCGGGTTCATTGGGTTCGAGTCCCTATATGGCACCAAATTTGATGTAATTACTGGCGCAACTTAGGCCAGCAACACAGATTGAAATCGCTCCGCTCGGTAACTGGCTCCTTCAATGGATATGTGCGATTAGTCCCGGTGTTACATCAGGTAAAACGAGTTCCATCCACTGGCTTAGACTTGTTCTTTGTTACGTTGGAACCATCATGGGGCTATGGTAAAACGGGAATACGACTGCCTTGCACGCAGTAGTTCGGGGTTCGACTCCCCGTAGCTCCACCAAATATATGTTTTGAATGTGTTTAGATTCTGTTCCGAGTATGGTAGAATAGACACATAGCGACAAAGAATATGGGGATGTGACGCAATTTGGTAGACGTATGGAGCTTAGACCTCCAGTGTTGTCGGTTCGAGTCCGACTATCCCCACCAAATTTGATACAAAGGTTTTATGTCGGTATCACCCTGAATTGACAGGGCATTCTAGAAAAGGGGAGCCAACCGGCACCAAATTTGATACAAGATCAGAGTAAACGAGACAACTGATCGAATCCATAAGTTGCTGCAATTGCAGAAATCCTTCTCAGGAAATGCAACTAGGATGTATCAAACCAATTTATTAAAGTGTGGAATATGATAGAACTTTGGAAAGATGTTGTTGGTTATGAAGATCATTTCCAAATTTCGGATCATGGCCGTATTTTAAGAAAGCGAACTAATCGAATTTTGAAATCTCGTATACATGATGGGTATGTTGTAATCGATCCGAAAGTTAATGGTGAGGTTATACACTTCAGATTACATATATTAGTGGCGAATGCGTTTCTCGATTCGCCGGATGATCATATACTCGATTGGGCTGCAAAAACAAAATATGGTACACCTTATGTGAACCATAAAGATGGTAATAAGGCAAACAATCATTCTGGTAATTTGGAATGGTGTACGGGTTCTGAGAATATGTGTCATGCACATTCGTATAAAACAGAACCTCTGACTTCCGATGATATCATCAAAATTAAATCGATTTACATCCCCGGTAGGAAGGGTGGATTTGGCTGTAGAAAAATCGCCAAGCTTCTAGGTCTTGATGTAAATTCTGTTACAAATGTAATACATAAAAACTTTTTGTGTCATTCAATATGACCAAGCTTTGCCCTTATCGTCTATCAGGTTTAGGACGCCAGACTTTCAATCTGGAAAATCGGGTTCGACTCCCGATAAGGGCACCAAATTATGCTTCAGGCCGTTCAAATTGCTGAACCCGAATTAGACGGGCACCAATTTGGTTTATGTAGTCCTAAGTAGCCGGGAACGTCGCCAGTTAAGTTGTACAGCGCGGCTATAACTTGTTACCTGATGCAGCGGTGAAGCACCAAATTATGCTTTGTGAATGGTCTTGTATCGTTTGAAGTGCTTAGTGAGCCGAATCGGATAGCTTCCGTGAAAGCTGGGATAATAATGGCCCAGACATTAGATACAACGTGGTTCGACTCCGCGACATTGCTCCAAATATGAGTATTATATGAACAGATTCGGAATGAAACACCCAACCGGGAAACTGGTTATCGGGAAAGACTTCAAATTCGTCGGTGTTACTGCTGGTGCAATCGCATCACAATGGACTACCGAAAAGGAAATGATGAAAACCGTGAATGGTCTTTTGAAAGATCCTCAGTTCAAAAAGTCTGATTATTTCCATCTGTTGAATGATGCTGTGGTAGAACTTGTATGATGTACTGCGAACACTGTGATCGATGTGGTCCACATTTGTGTTTGGAGTTGATCCGAAAACATCGGGAAAGTTTTACACCAGAACAGAATTCTGCTAGGAACGCCGAAATGTATGAAAGCCTTCAAAGAGCTATTGCAGCCGGTAAAGAATTGAAAGATAAATACGGTATCGAGTTGGTGTGTAACCAGAAGAAACTGGATTATCTCGAATCTACTGACATGGCAGATGCTGTTGAACGGTTGGTTGAATAATGTACGCCGAAGACCTTGCATGGCTTTTAAGTGGAATCCCAGCGGCGGATTATCTTTTGATGCCGTTTGAGACTCTGAAAGAATATGAAGCAACCTTACAAAGATTTGATCCAACTCTTAACAGTGATGTTGCCTATGCGGCGACTTTCAACTGTTTCCAGAAGGTTAAGGCGGCTTTGAAACAATTGGATACTGATCTGTCAAGGTGACAGCGCTGATTGCTAATCAGTTGGACTCTACGGGGTTTGGGATCGATACCTACTGTATCCGCCAATTTATTAACGTGATGGTAATTGTGATGCCTACAGTTCAAGAACTGAGAGAACGCGCTAAAAGAGAACAAGAGAAACGTCGCCGCCAACAAAATTCGTCTGGCTCGACACCTTTCTCAACTGATGGATTCTTCGAATCTACTAATTATTTCAACACCCCTGACAGCTCAGATAATTCTGGTTGTGGGAGTTGGGGTTCCGGGTCTTCAAGTTCTGATTCCGGCTCATGTAGTTCTGATTCGTAATGTTGTTTGAAGTTAAGACTGTAAAGGTACAGTGGCATAAGACTGGTATTGTTCATTATGTCATGAAAGGTACTATCAGCGATAATAGATTCTACGGTGAATTTCTTGTCCGAAAGGGTAAGAATACACCATTGGAAGTTAAGTTCACTAAAGCAGAATTGCTTGAGAAAGAACTGGATGCCGAATATCGGTTCGCACTTGCCGGTGCGATTAAAAGCCATGCAAAGATTTTGATCAAGAAGTACATTCAGGATATCCCGAATTACGTTCAGATCGATTGATATAGTTGGGGTATAGTGAAGTCCGGTAATCACGTCGTCCTTTGAAGTCGAAATCACAGGTTCAAATCCTGTTACCCCTGCCAATTTAGGTTACAAAACAGCATTAACTTTCTACTAACTAAGAAACCAAACTGTAACCTGTTTCAATGTTCCTGTAGCTCAATCGGGAGAGCGCTGGCCTTACAAGCCGGAGGCAGTCGGATCGAAACCGACCGGGAACACCAAACTAGTGCCATGGATTGCCATGTGCCGGTGGAGTGGTCGGAGCTGTACCGTCCCTTCGCGACACGGTTAATACCGTATACAGCAAGCCCTTAACTGGGCAACACGCCGGGGTAGTTCAGATTGGTTAGAATACATCTTTGGTAAGGATGTGACGCGAGTTCGATGCTCGCCGCTGGCACCATATAATTGCGGGTTGGAGAAGTCTGGTATCTCACTAGCCTCATAAGCTAGAAATCGCTGGTTCGAATCCAGCACCCGCAACCAATTAATGAGAATTTGATTATGAGTGAAACACTTTACGATACCGTCAAACGGATGCGACTTGATGCCCGAAAGGCTAAGAACACTGTGTCCACTACGGTATTAGGCGTACTGCTAGGTGAACTTGACAAAGCGTCTGAAAAGGCCCGTAGTCAGTCGAAAGATTTCACCGATACAGATACCATTGGATTCGTCAAGAAATTGATTCAATCCAACAACGATAGTTTGAAACATCGTGTGCAACCTTCGCTTATCGAGGAAAATGAAATCCTCGAAACTCTGTTGCCAAAACAGCTTACCGAAGAACAACTTCGTTCTATCATCGCTAAAAACGAACTATCCGGTGTTCCAGCCGTGATGCAATTCCTTGGTAGCAACTATCCGGGGCAGTTTGACAGGGCACTTGCCGCGTCTATCGCCAGATCGTAATAGATCGATTCTTTTAAAGGGAGCCATCGGCTCCCTTTTTTATTGCCTATAAATAATCAATATACCAAACATAGTGAGACAATGATGGTTGATTGGAAAGTTAAAGCTGTTGAGTTGGCAAAACAGGATTACTCATGGAGAAAAATTGCGGAACTTGTCGGTAGACCAAAGTCAACTGTATCTGCGTTTCTTCGATCCGAATTTGGTAGTCCCGCCAAAGCAGCTAATGAAAAATTTGCGGTTCGAAAGTTAGACACCGCGACCGAGAATAATGAACGAATTTTGATCATCAGTGATATGCATATTCCATATCAACATCCTGATGCCCTAGAGTTCCTTGCATACCTCAAAAAGAAATACAAACCCACCCGTGTAATTTGTACCGGTGATGAGTTGGACAAACATGCCTTGAGCTTCCATGATCATGACCCGGACCTAATGAGTGCCGGTGATGAACTGAAGAAAAGCCAAGAAGTGATCGCCAAGTTGTACCAAATGTTCCCGAGAATGGACATCATCGAATCTAACCATGGTTCGTTGGTATGGCGTAAGGCCAAAACCAATGGCATTCCAAAACATTACATTAAATCCTACAACGAAGTTTTGGGTGTTGGTCCAAGTTGGAAATGGTCGTTTGATCTTACCGTGAAACTACCGAATGGTCAGAATTGCTACTTCCATCACGGCAAATCATCTAACGTGGTTCAACTAAGCCAGCAGATGGGTATGTGTGCCGTTCAGGGCCATTATCACAACACATTTAGTGTTGGGTACTGGGGCAACGCTACAGGGCTCTACTGGGGCTTACAGGTAGGCTGTCTGGTCGATGATGATTCATTGGCGTTCAGCTATAACAACGTCAATATCCAGCGTCCAATTATTGGTACTGGGTTGATCATCAATTCAATGCCTATTCTGGAACCTCTTGTGATGGATTCCACTGGGCGGTGGATTCACAGGGTAAAATAATTGAATTTTATTGAAATGCTCCCCTTCCTAATAGAAGGGATTCACGGAACGTATGCTGGGGTTAGATTTGATCAGTATACAATCCGGGATCTTCGGCTTCTGCAAGAAACTTTGATGATCCCAAACCCTCTATCGGAACAGAAATTTCATAGCACATTGCTATTCAGTCGTAAACCCCTACCGGATTATGTTCCGTTCGGAGAATACCCGGTAGCTCCTACTTCAAATACGAATCAATTCGAATTGACAGTGTTTAAGACCGCCAGTGGGAAAAACGCATTGGTTCTTAAATACGATTGCGACTTTCTATCATCTAGACATTCGGAATTAATGGAAACTCATGGCGGAACGTGGGATCATCCAAGCTACATTCCTCATATCACCCTTTCCTATGACATCGGCGATTTCCCGATCCAGCTAGGGCCGGTTGGGTTTCTATCAGATAGGAAGATTGTGATTTCAACCGAATACTCAGATGATCTAGACCTTTCGTGGGGTAAGCAATGATCGATCCAAAGGATAATTTGATCCAACCGATTCCAGAGGTTGTGATGCCAAAGCCTGTGATGCAGCCACCTGAATCTTACCAAGCCACCAGCAGTAGCTGGGATGTATTGGAGTACGTTGGCATCGGTTTAGAGGCTCTTGGAGATATTTTAGATATTTTTGACTGATTCTGTTTAGATTGGTCTGGAAACGTGGTAATCTTGTTTCAAGTCAACGGCAACTGAGACTTGAAACAAAGCAACAACGCTTGATGGTGGTTGTAGTTTAACGGTTAGAATGCTGGTTTGTGACACCGGCGATGATGGGTTCGATTCCCTCCAGCCACACCAAATTTATTTTGAGGTAGATATGCTCATTAGTCGTGTAAACATGACTCAAATCGCAGTCGCTAATTCGTTGCGTAACATTCAGTTCAATGATCTTTTGAAACGGATTAAATACCGTGCAGAAGGTGGTGAGTTCTACCTTATCGAAGGCATCGGTGATGATCTGGTTGAACGGCTACGTGCCCAACCATATTATTTCGTTGTTGAAGTTGATAAAGAAAATCCATCCGAGCCATGTAAGGTTCGCTGGGATTAAAAGTTTTTGATGCACACACGCTGACCTAGAGGTCTGTAAAGCCATGAATGGGATCGGGAAAGTGAAACCACCCCTCGAACATGGCATTGTCGTTGCATCATTTAGTTTCGCCGGGATGTAGGTTCGATTCCTACCCGAAAGGTCGTCTACTATGGACTAGGACACCGGCAATTTTTGGATACTGACAGCATCATTACTCAGCCCAAACCGCATACACCGGTTCGATCCCGGTACTGCGCCTGCCTAACCTTTATGGGATGGAGAACAGGGCAGTTCGTCTAGTGGTAGGACAGCGGTCAATCCCTATCGGCCTGAACCGATACGGTATCCAGTTTATGTCGTTGTAGTGTAAGGCGCACGACTCCCCTGAAGGAGATAGTTGCTCCGCTCGAATTTCTGTACTGCTAGCGAGTACGTTAAGAGGGTGGATACGGGTTCGATTCCCCACAATGGCACCAAATTTTGATATAAATAGTTTTAGGATGGTAACAGCAATTTAATCATTCCATTTAGAGGACGTACATTGGGGGTTCAAGTCCCTCACCCGGCACAATGAGTCGGGTTGGCGGAATTGGTAGACGCGCGTAGATAAAATTCCATCCTGTTTATGTATCCATAGCTCAGTTGGCAGAGCGGGCGTCTCTAAAACGCTGTTCGTCACGGGTTCGAGTCCCGTTGGATGCACCAATTTTGAGATTTTGAGATATTGAATATGAATGATGATCTAATTGTGGATCTGGTGGAAGTTCTGTTATCCAGATCCGGTAATAGATTTCTTGTTAACGATGAACTCCGGTCAATATCGTTTTTCACTCCATATAGTGATAAAGTGGATTTATATTTTGTAAATCCGTCGCGAATTGGGGCTGGGTTTCAATGTATTGGGATATCCCGACAAGGAATCGCCGCGTTGATTAAGCATCCTACGACAATGCTATGTAGAGATGATACAATCAAAGTCCCTAAATTTTATTGGTAATAAATAGCATGAAAGAATAGAAAGTTAGTTGTAACTGCAAATCATCGGATGTTGTGTACGGGATCTTTAATCCAGCTACCAACAAATTGCACCGGGTTTCATTCAGTCGTGGATTGATGGAATGGATCGTCGAGAGATATCATCCAGAAATGGAATGTATCAAAATGCAGTTTACCCGAGGTAAGCGTCTGAATGGTGGGAACTCCAGTGGAGCTTATGCGATTGTCGGAACCTCTAAAGATGTGGTTCTCCGGGTTGCATTGAGAAAAGAACTCGCTGATATCTACACCGACAACCAATATCGTCACCAAGAAGAAATCTTTTTGGACCGAATCTAATGAGTATTTGATTATGTTATTTGAAATTCGTTCGCTTCCATCCGATCCTACTGTACGAAATAAAGTTCAATGGATCAAGGAATGCCGAGAACAAACTGGTCTTGGATTGCGAGAATCCAAAGACATTGTTGATTTCGCAATTGCGAATCTAAATGCATACAATCCTGCACTTCTCGACACTCACCGTTACCCCCAGTTCTCGTATATTGAGAAATGCCGTAGAATTGTATCCGGCCAATGTACATTGGTTCGAATGGTCAATCGTGGTAGCTTCATGCGCGAAGATCAGGAAGTTGATCAAATTTTGACCAAAATTGGCGCGAAGATCAACAAGCCTTCGAAGAGTGCCGATGCGATGTTGAAGCAAACCGCAATCTCCTTGATTCGCGGTAACTATATCCGGCAGGCCAAAGGTGTGCTTGATATTTTGATGTAATATGTCCGGTTGGCCGATTGGTTAGGTTGCGGATTGCAAATCCGCCTAAAGCAGTTCGATTCTGCTACTGGACTCCAAATACTGCCCGAATGGTGAAATTGGTAGGACACAGGAGACTTAAAATCTCCCGCCTTCGGGCGTGCGGGTTCGACTCCCGCTTCGGGCACCAAATAATAGGATGATTGATGGTATTTTGGAAACGGAAATCGATTAATTTAGGTGATCAAAACGTCACCGAGCTAACGATATTGGAATGGAAGAAGCTTTTTAGCATCAAACTGTTCCATTTCCATCAAACATCCGGTGGTCAGGATAGATTTCATACACATTCTTTCGGAGCTTTTAGTTTGCTTCTGAAAGGGAACTATGTTGAAGAAATCATAATTGATCAAAAGATTGTAAAGCTCAATCGAAATAGAAGTCGATTGATCTATATCCCACGGGATGAATATCATCGAATCACAAAAAGCGATGGCTGCCGCACCCTGCTTATCACAGGGCCGTGGAAATCATATTGGAAAGAATTGATAGAAGTCGGGGATGGCCGTTATCAAATGGTTGTTCTTGGTGAAGGTCGAGTACCAATCAGAGCAGGAAAGATTGTAACGCTATGAACGGTGCGATGAATCGAAGCGGTAGAGTCGAATCACCTTATTGGTTTGAATTTGATCGAACTGTTTTAGAGTGGCAGCAGCGAGAAGACGGCACATGGGTACATGTCCCTGTGGGTTCTAATCGATTGCGGGCTCAGGTGCTGACCCTATCAATTGAAACAGGGAACATGCGGGTTCGGACCTTTGAGGTTGAAACCCAAGAACCCTTTGGAACCTTTGATATGAACATCGAAGAGTTTTATAAAAATTTCGAGATTTTTAAGAAATCTCAACAGAATTAATGCGGGTGTGATGAAATTGGCAGTCATGCATCACTCAAAATGTTGTGGTAGAAATACCGTGTCGGTTCGAATCCGACCACCCGTACCATCTTCGAGGTTGAGAACCAGTATTCCGCTGGGGAACGGCTTCAATGGTTCTAGTTAATTACTAGACGTTCCACTACGAAAATGTGATTATAGCGTAGCCCATAGCTTTCTATGGATAAAAAGGCCCAATTCGATTTTGATTGAATTGGGCCTTTTTGCATTCTGTTTAGATTGACTTGAATCTGTGGTACTATATGTGATAGACATCCGAAATTGAGAACATTGATGGCATATGTATGTAATAAAACCCTTTACGCTGAAATGGTTGCATGGCAGGAAAGACGTGCGATAGATCCAGCCGCTGAAATGAGTCCTTTCATCGCAAATGCAATTCTGTTAATTGCTGATGGTTTGACCAAGATGTGGAAGTTTCAAAACTATACATGGAAAGATGAAATGCGTGGGGATGCGATTGAAATTTGCTGCCGCTACCTGCACAAGTATGATACCCAATACAAAAACGTCCATGCCTATATTACCAAGACATGTGAACGGGCTTTCATCAATCGTTTGAAGAAAGAAAACAAACAATTGAGGGTCAAGTACAGATTCTACCTTGAGGCTATCCCAGACCTTGAGGAATTTGATGAAGATGGCAACCCGATGCAATTCGATTATTCGTTCTACCGCGATATGGGTGAAAAGCTCAAAGGCGAACCTTTCTCATATCAGAAGGGCAAAGACGAAGAAGAATCCGACGAACCAATAGGACTTAGTGAGTTTTTAGTTTAACAAGGGTGACTTTCACTTTGGTTTCTGCTATAAAAGAGAAACCTTTAGGAGAAAGTCATGAATTACAAAACACATTATGATGCATTGATCCAATCGAGAAAGCTTCTTGGTCGTGTAAGGGGTCAATCGAATTACTGTGAACAACATCACATCACCCCAAGATGTATGGGTGGTAGTGATAATCAAAGTAATTTGGTGATGCTTACCGCGAAAGAGCATTTTCTGGCACATAAGCTTCTGGTCAAAATTTACCCAGATGTTTTTAAGCTGTGGTTCGCGATGGCTGTCATGATCGGGTCTGGTAAGTATGCAAATTACTCCGGTCGCAATTATGAAGCTAGAAAACGGATTTCATCGGCGGCGTTTAAAACTTTGTGGGCTTGTCCAGAATTTAAAGCGAAAATGTCCAAGAAACACAAAGAAACATGGACAGATGATCGGAAAGGGCTTCACGCAATCCGTGTCAAAGATATGTGGGCCTGTCCAGAATTTAAAGCTAAAATGTCTGAAATTTGTACTGATAGATGGGCAGACCCAGAGTACAAATCGAAAATGCTTGATGCCAGACGTGAAACTATGGCGAGTGATGAATACCGGGAGACGATGAGTCTGATTAAGTCTGGTGAGGGGAATGGGATGTACGGTAGGAACCATTCCGAAGAAGCCAAACTGAAGATGTCTCTCAATCATGACTCGGAAAATACATCTAATCGGATGCTTAATAGTTGGGATGATCCAGACTTCAAAGCGAAGCGGTCGGCATCGATGAAAGGTATTCAGAAAAAAGAGCAAATTTGCCCCCATTGTAAATTTGTTGGGCGTGGTGGGAATATGATTCGATACCACTTTGATAATTGTAAGAGTAGAACTTAATTTGGCACGCATACTTTTTATAGGGGATCTGCATTTCGGTCACCGAAACGGCGATAAAGAAACCGCTGAATACCAGATGAAGGTATTTGATGAGTTCATATTCCCGCTGATCAAGAAGCACAAGATCAAACATATATTCCAGTCTGGGGACTTTTTCGATTCCCGCAAAGCAATCCGACACGACACGATGGAATTGGTCCGGGAACATTTTATTCCGAAAACCAAAGGTCAGGATTGGCATGTAATCGTTGGCAACCATGATATGCACCTGCGGGAAAACATATTCCCAAATTCGGTGCAAGAACTTCTGTCACAATATCCAAACTTCACGGTATATAACCAACCGAAGTCTGTGACAATTGATGGTATTGCGATTGACATGATTCCATGGATATGCCGGGATAACCGCCAAGAAATTATGGAATTCATCAATGGAAGTGCCAGCAACCTATGTTTGGGACACTTTGAGCTATCAGGCTTTGAGTATTACAAAGGTATTCAATCGTCCGGGGAATCATCTGGATTTTTGAATAACTACTCTCAGGTCTGGTCTGGTCACTTCCATACCATTTCGAAGAACAAGCATATCCAGTACATCGGCACCCCATATCAATTGACCTATGGTGATGCTGATGATGACCGTGGTGTTTGGATTTTTGATACAAATGATAGTTCGTTTGAATTTGTATCAAATAACATGCCGAAATTCAGTCGGATCTATTTTGACGTTGATACGTTTGATGCAAAAAAACTTGAACGTTACGCCGGGATGAACATCAAGATCACCGTCAAAAATCGTGGTGATGTGAAAAAGTTTGAAAAGATTGTGGAAGCCATCGCAGCGGTTGCACATGAAATCTCTGTAATTGACCGGGTTGATGTTAGTCAGGCTACCGCATCAGGTAAAATCACGGTATCTGCGATCCGAACCGTCGAAGAAATTGTTGACGAATATATTGATGCATTGGAAGAAACCGAGCCAGACCGGAACAAAATCAAACGCATTATGGCTGGACTATTGGCAGACGCACAGAAATGATCAAATTCACTAAGATTGAAGCCAAGAATATCATGTCGGTTGGTAACAAGCCGATTATGATTGAATTGAATTCGCACAAGAAAACCCTGATCACCGGTAAAAACGGTACAGGTAAATCGACGATTCTGGTTGAATCTCTGGCGTTTGCGCTGTATGGCAAACCATATCGAGACATCAACAAACCGCAGCTTGTCAACACCTTTAATAAAAAAGGGTTGGTTGTCAACTTGTGGTTCAGTATCGGCAAAACCAATTTTGAGATTCGTCGTGGTATCGGCCCAAACCTATTCCAGATTTATCGGGATGATGAACTGATCCCAGAAGATGCCGCGATTGGTGATTATCAGACCTACCTTGAAAAATCAATTTTGGGGATGTCCTACAAGACCTTCAAACAGCTTGTGGTGCTTGGTACGGCTGGGTTCACACCTTTCATGCAGATGAAGACTGCCGACCGCCGTACAGTGGTTGAAGACCTTCTAGAGCTACATCTGTTCAGTAAGATGACCGCCGATAACAAGGAACTGATCGCAGCCATCCAGAACAGCATCACCCAAGCTGATCACAACATTGATTTGTTGGAACAGAAGAATCAATTGCTTCAAAAGCAAGCTGCCGAATCTAAAGACACTGCTGATGCTCGAATTGATGAATTGATGATTCGTCAATCTGAAATTGATCAATCTCTTGGTTCTGCTAAGATCAAGGTAGTTACATCAAAAGCTTCGATTGATAAATTGGAAGCTGCGATCAGTGATGGTAGCCACCGAACTAAGATCGGTCAGTTATCGGTGAAAATCGGTAACCAGAACGCTCATATGGGCGCGGCTGAAAAGATGCGTTCGTTCCTGTCCGACAATACAAATTGCCCGGTGTGTACTCAAGCCATTGAGGAAGATTTCCGAAACAAGAAAATTTTCTCATTGGATATGGAATTGGATCAATTAGGGTTCGAAATCTCAACCACTAGGGACGAATACGAATCGCATAAAAAGATACAAACCCGTGATGAAATGATTCAATCAAAGGTTGCTGAATTGAAGCAAACCTTGGCTGTAGAGTCTGCTAACATCCGTCAATACGAATCTCAAATCGAATCCATCAAATTGGAAATCGACAAGATCCGGGGTAAGGAGTTCAAGGACAATTCGACGGCACTGATTGCTCTGCAATCCAAGCGTGATCAGCTACGGGAGCAGCGAGACGATCTTGTTAATGATAAGTATTGTCATTCTGTTATTACAGCGATGCTAAAGGATACAGGTGTCAAGTCGGTTGTCATAAACCAATTCATTCCGGTTGTCAACGATTTTATCAATAAATATCTATCCGAATTTGGGGCTCCTTATAGCTTCGAATTGGATTCGGAATTTAATGAAACCATTCAGACCCGTGGGATGGAAAGCTTTAGCTACAACAGCTTCAGCCAAGGTCAAAAATACCGCATCGACCTAGCGATTCTGTTCGCATGGCGTGACCTGATCCACCAGCGTACCGGCTCGATGTTGAACCTGATGGTCATGGATGAGGTCATGGATTCGGCGGCGGATACCGATGGTATCGAAGCTCTGGTTGAGATTCTGGATCGAATCAAGGAATCTGTGTTCATCATCAGCCATAACGAAAAGCTGGATGCGATGGATTTCGACCGTAGGATAGACGTGCGACTGGTAGGTCGCTTCTCGGAAATTGAAGAATCGAAATAAAGGTTTCGATTCTGTTTAGAAACAGGCGGTTACGGTGTATGATTGCTGACATAACTAGCCGTAACCAACTGTTCTTGTGAGGATTTTAGTAATGAGCAAAAGTGAATGTTTCGAACACGATATCGCCGTTCGTGCAGCTTGGGTAGAACATCTGACAGAAGACCAGTTGTTCATGCTTCGCGGTGATAAGAAAACCAATGTCGGTGGGATGGTGAAAGCGCAGCGTTTCGAAATCTACAGTGCTATCGATGAACTGGTGAAAACTCGCTATCTGGAAACCCTGATCCAAGCGAACAAAGACCAATTCACCATCCATGTTAAAGGCTATGGCCCAATCCGCCAGTCGAAATCCCAACTGCCAACCGAAATGCGTATGTCGAGTTGTGCATTTGATGTAATTTCCGAATTGGACTTCAAAGCCCTGACCAAACCAAAACCAGTTGCACCACCCGCTGAGAGTGTTTCCGAATAATGCAAATCTGTAAAGCCACCCTTGATACACTGAAGAATTTCAGTGGGATCAACCCGTCGATTGTCCTGCGTGCCGGTAATGAAATCAGCACCATGAACAACCACAAATCTGTAATCGCATATGCCATCGTCCCAGAAACCTTTCCGGTGGAATGCGGCATTTACGATCTGAACAACTTCATTTCGACTATCAACCTCTTCGATAATGTCAACATCGAATTTGGCACCGAATGCGCCAAGATCACTGGTGGTACATCGAAGTGTACCTACGGCTACTCAGAAAAAGATGTAATCGTGAGCCCGTCGAAGAAAGTGACATTCCCCGGTGCTGATATTGGATTTGATCTTACCAAAGACACCTTTGAGAAGATCATGAAGGCCGCATCGACCCTGAGTCTGAGCACCCTGACAATCACTCGCAATGAAAAAGATGAAATTGTCTTGACTGCGATTGATCCTAAGAACCCAAACTCCAACGCCTATAGCGTGGTTGTGGGTACGGATCTTAGCGGCCACACATATGACCTGTCGGTCCCTGTAGACCTCTTGAAAATGGTTCGTGGTGATTACAAAGTCAGTGTGTCGTACAAGCTGATCACCAAATTTGAAGCAACTGATATCGAATATTACGTTGCTCTTGACAAGACCAGTACCTTCATCAAGGCAGAATAATGAGCGTTAATCCGAGAGACTGGCTTTGGGAGACGAAATATCGTCCCCAAACGCTGGAAGAATGCATTCTGCCCGAACAGATGAAATCGGATTTTAAAGCGATGGTAGCTGGTGGAGAAATCAAAAACATGATTCTCTCTAGCTGCAACCCCGGAACAGGAAAGACGACTGTTGCCCTCGCAATTTGTAACGAACTTGATGCGGATGTATTGTTCATCAACGCATCCAAAGAATCTGGGATTGATGTATTCCGAAATGATGTAACCAAATTTGCATCGACAGTTTCCATGATGTCGAATTGTAAGGTAATCATTCTGGATGAAGCCGATAACCTGTCGGATGCGGCCCAAAAGGCGTTCCGTGGGATCATCGAAGAGTTTTCGGTATCGTGCCGGTTCATCCTGACTTGCAATTATGCAAATCAGATCATTGAGCCAATCCGTAGTCGAATGATGCAATACGAATTCAACATTGCGCAGTCTGAAAAGGCCAACATGATGAAAGGTCAGATTATGCGCTGCCTTGACATTCTGGCAAAAGAAGGAATTCAAGTTGATAGCAAGATGGCTGTTGCTGAATTGGTGAAACGGAAGTTTCCTGATAATCGGGCGATGTTGGTCACATTGCAGACTTATTCGATGAAAGGGGTGATCGACGAAGGCATTTTAGGTCGGGTTACTTCTGGGTCTGATGTTGAAGTCCTTATCGGGCATCTGAAGGCTAAGAAGTTCAACGAAATTCGAGCTATTATCCCGAAGTTTGCGAGTGATTATCCAACATTTATCCGATCCATCTACGACACCCTGTATTCGGTGGTTAAACCCACTAGTGTGCCGACGATGATTGAAATCATTGGCATCAATCAGGAAGCATACAATCGGGTTCCTGATATTGAAATTCATATGAACTGGCTGATGGTTCAGCTCATGATGCAGATGGAGTTTGTGTGAGACGGGCGATTGAATTAGTTGGCACCAATATTGTATTGGAGTTGACTAAGGCAACTGCTGTAAAAACCCGTCAGAGGATGATTCACTTGGATGAATTGCCGGATGGTACATGGCGGTTGATTTACAATGGGGATCATATCCCGGATTTCAGCAAGATCAAAGCACTGAGGATCATTCGTGAGTAAGATCAGCCCATTTGAGTTTGTTGGGTCGATCAATGATAAAAAATACATCATGGTAAGTCCAGAGATTGAAAAACAGTACGTGCCGTTTGTTGTGAACCGTACCCTGTCGGCAACTCTGGACTCAATGCCGTTTGTTGAATTTTTGAATCGATACCCGAAACTCCCCAACAAGTTGCAATACGACTACCTGTATCACGGGCTGCGAAAAACAAAGCGGTTTGGAAAATGGGTAAAGAACGAAAAGCACGAATATCTGGATGATGTGTCTGGTTATTACAAGGTTTCTTTACAGAAAGCCTCGGAGTTGTGTGAGCGACTAAGTACGGAACAATTGCAAATCCTTCGGGCCAAGATGACAAACTTTGGTGGGCGGAACGCTGTAAATACTCGGTGATTAGGAGTATTTCACTATGATTGAAATTGAACTGAGCCAAGAGGATAGCTTTCCTAAAATCCGGGAAACGCTGACTCGAATTGGTATTGCAAATAACAAGTCTAAGGTAATTTACCAGTCTTGTCATATTTTGAACAAACGTGGCAAGGTTTATATTGTCCACTTTAAAGAGCTGCTGGAACTCGATGGTCGAGTAGCCCAGATGAGCGACGAAGATACAGAACGCCGAAACGACATTGCCAAACTCTTACAAGAGTGGAAACTATGCCGAATTGTCAACCCGAAAGACGCAACATCCGAAAGACGCAACTTGTTTAGGATTATCTCTTACACAGAAGCAAATGAAGGTGGTTGGAAGAAGGTTTACAAGTACAACATCGGCGCAAATAAAACTGAAGGCCGTGTTTAATACACGGCTTTTTTATTGTATAATTGGGTATGCATCGCCCTTACGCTTGCAAGGATTTTAAGTGTCGAGATTTTTTACCGCTGTTGACCGTATCGGTCAGCACATTTTTGTCCGTGGATATGAAGACGGCAAACCATTTCGTGAGAAGTACAACTATTCCCCAACCCTGTTTGTACCTACAAACAAACAAACTGGCTATACCGATATCTACGGTGTGAACCAGTTGCCGATGCATTTCGATAACATGTATGAAGCCTCGGCTTACATCCGTGATACTCAGAATGTGTCAAACGGTGTTGTGAATGGGATGGATAACTTCACCCTCGCATTTATTTCAGATGTGTTTGGCGATCAAAAGCCTGACACCAAACTAGTTCGTATCAAAACCATCGACATCGAAGTTTTTGCTGCGACGCAGACTGATCCAAATGACCCATCAACCGCTAAAGCTGATGGATTCCCAGATCCTGAAATTTGTAAATGGCCTGTTGATGCGATCACAATGTACGATAACATTGATGATCGATATGATGTGTACTCATATCGTAGTTGGTCTAAGACCAAATCTACTCTGAAACCAGAGTTGTTGGAAAAGGTCAGGTTCCACAAGCTTGCAAATGAAAAGGAACTTCTCCAAGCGTTTGTACAAGACTGGAGAGAGAATTTCCCGGATATCGTAACTGGTTGGTATTCCAACAGCTTTGACATTCCGTATTTGCATCGCCGTATTTCTATGGTTCTAGGTGAGTCTGTAGCAGATTCCCTGAGCCCGTATGGTCGTACTGAAATCAAGACCATGCAGGATAACCAGAATGGTCAGCGTCAAATCATCAAATTGCTGGGTATCGCACAGCTCGATTATATTGAGTTGTACAAGAAGTTTGTACTTGAACCCCGGTCAAGCTTTCGGTTGGGTGCTATTTCAACCATCGAATTGGGTGAAACCAAGCTGGAATTTGAAGGTTCTCTTATTGAATTAGCACTCAATAATTCTCAAGGGTATCTTGACTACAACATCGTTGACGTGGATCTGGTTAAACGGATTAACGACAAACTGTTGCTGATCGATTTAATGATGTACATGACGTATGACGCCGGGATGACCTTTGAAGATGGTTACTCCCCGCTCAAACAATGGGATTCGATCATTTTCAACCATCTTCGGAAGTTGAAAAAAGTTGTACCGATGAAACGCCGTAGTACACCGTCCGCGTTTGAAGGTGCATTTGTAAAAGATCCATTGGTTGGGTTTTGGAAATGGATTGTGGCATTTGACTTGGAATCCCTATATCCGGGGATTATTCGTCAGGGTAATATCAGCCCCGAAACCATTGTCGATCAATATTACAACGCCAATGTTAATGATTATGTGAACCGACGAGTAAATCTTGACGGTGAACAGTATTCGGTTTGTGCAAATGGTACTCGCTATCGCCGAGATATTCGCGGTGTGATTCCAACCGTAGTTGAGCATGTGTTTAACCAACGGAAGGTATTTAAGAATTTGATGAAAGAGGCCAAGCAGGCTGGTAACTGGGATGATGTTCGAAAATATGACCTATTGCAGAAAGCGGCTAAGATCGCCATCAACTCTGCATATGGTGCATTGGGTAACGCATTCTTTAGATACTATGACCTTCGCAACGCCGAGGCCGTAACCTTAACAGGTCAGGTTATTATCAAATGGTCTGCGAACCATTTCAACGAAATGTTGAACACTGCAATTGGTGGTCCGAAGAAAGACCGGGTAGTAGCAATTGATACTGACTCCTGCTATGTGTGTTTTGATGATTTGGTTCAAAAGTTCTATGCGAACAAATCCACCCACGATACTGTGAATATGTTGGATAAGTTTGCTGAACAAAAAGTACAACCATTGTTGAACAAGTGGTATGCCGATTTGGCGGTCTACATGAATCATTATTCATCTGTGATGTATATGAAACGTGAGGTCATTGCATCCACTGGATTCTTCATTGCAAAGAAACGATACGCACTTTGGGTATGGGATAACGAAGGCTACCGTTACAAAGAACCTGAAACCAAGATCATGGGTATTGAAACCCAGCGTGGCAGTACCCCTGCTTACGTTCGTACCGCATTGAAAGATGCAATCGATATGATCCTTGGGGAAAAGCAGGAAGATTTGATCAAACTGGTTACAAATGTCGAGAAGCACTATCAGACAGTTGACTATAGGGAGATTGCCGGGGTTTCCTCTGCAAACAACCTACAGAAATATACCATTCCGGGAATGTTGCCGGGGTTTAGATGTCCGGGGCATATTAAAGGTGTTCTGGCTCACAACCGATTGGCTCACAAGCTCGATGGCGTAGACCCGATCAAAGAAGGCGAGAAGATCGCCATGGTTCGTCTGAGAACTCCGAATAAATACGGTTCAGAGACATTTGCATACCTTGCTGGTTCGCGAATCCCGGAAGCCATGGACCCAAATATGGTACTTCGATATTTGGATCGGAATTTGATGTTTGAGAAATCTTTCGTCAAACCATTAGCAACAATTTGTGACGCAATTGGATGGAAATACAAAGATTCCATCTGCCTTGAAGATTTCTTTATGTGAGTAAGTATGAGCGAAAAATCTAGTTTGATGCAGAGACTGTTGAAAGCCACAACCCGCGACGATGTTGCGGTTCTGTCAGAATCGACATTGTTTAACGAGAAAGATTTTGCACCAACCACGGTTCCAATTTTGAACGTAGCGTTGAGTGGTAAAATTACCGGTGGTCTGCCATCTGGTATTCTGTCCATTGCGGCAGAATCGAAACACTTTAAAACCAACTTTGCATTGCTGTTGGTTGCTGCTTACTTGCGTAAGCACAAAGACGCTATGTGCGTCCTATTAGACTCTGAGTTTGGTATTACAGACGAATATCTGAAATCGTTTGGTATTGATTCGAGCCGAGTTATGCACGTACCGATTTACAACATTGAACAATTGAAATTTGAATTCGCCCAATTGCTTGAGAATATCAAGCGTGGTGAAAAGGTTGTGTTCTTGGTAGATTCTATCGGTAACTTGGCTTCGAAAAAAGAAGTTGATGATGCATTGAGTGAAAACAGCGCCGCTGATATGACCCGTGCAAAACAACTGAAATCTATGTTCCGTATTATCACCCCGCATTTCCAGTCAAAGAACATTCCATGTATTGTGATCAACCACACATACAATGAGCAGGGTATGTATCCGAAACAAATCATGGGTGGTGGTCAAGGCGGTATGTTGTCCTCAAACACAGTGTTGTTTATTTCCAAGTCTCAGGACAAGGATGGTACAGAGCTTACCGGGTTTAAATTCACCTTGATTATCGAGAAATCAAGATTTGTGGTTGAAAAATCCAAGTTCCCAATCCACGTTTCGTTTGCAGGTGGTGTGCAACCGATGTCCGGTATCTTTGAGCTGGGTCTAGAGGAAGGGTCGATTGTAAGCCCAACCAAAGGATTCTATCAATTGCTGAATAGGGATACGGGTGAAGTCCTTTACGAAGGCAAGAAATTCCGCCGTGCTGAACTGGAAGCAACCAACGACTATATGATGGAAATCATGAGACGTAAGTCGTTCCGTGATTGGGTTGAAGACACTTATATGTTGAAAGCAACCGAGCTGGATGGCAACCATCAGGAAGAATTTGAAAGCTTCTTGTCGGATTCAAAGAATGACTGAAGTCCAACAACCATATATTCTGTTCGATCTAAACGGACAGAATATCGGAGTTACAGAGGCCGGTATCGATGATACCGGAAATCTTCGATGCACTTGGGTGTGTATCGACAAAGAACGCAAGTTCACGACTGAAGAAATCGAATTGATGCTCAATAGAGCGTTCCAAGACATTCTTCGTCGGGAAGTTGAACGCGATGAACTAAACAAACCAATTGATTTAACCGGCGAATAAAGGTGTAGTATGATCGAAGAAAGTATCTTCCAAAATTTGATTTACAACGAAGATTATTTTCGTACAGTCATCCCGCATTTGAAGAAAGAGTATTTCTCCGACTTCGCCGATCAGCGTATGTTTTCGTATATCAGGGGGTTTGGCGACAAGTATAATAAACGTCCAGACCCTACTGTATTGAAGCTGTTGTTAGAGAAAGATACATCCTTGAATGAGGGTGTTTATGAAACATTATCAGCTCAAATTGATAACCTCAAGTCTGCTGGACCGGACTTGTCTCTAACAGATTTCATGGTTGAAGAAACTGAGAATTTCTGTAAACAGCAAGCTTTGTACAATGCCTTGAAAAGCGCATTGGAAATCAAATCCAACGCTGAATTATCACCTGATAAACGAAATAAAAAGCTTGCCGATATTGGGTGTATTCCTGATATGCTACGTGATGCCCTTGGTGTATGTTTTGATACATCAGTCGGCCATAACTACATGGAAGACTGGGAATCTCGTTACGAGTCGTATCATAACAAAGAAGCTAAAATTCCATTTGACATTGAGATTTTGAACAAGGTCACTAAAGGTGGTGCTGAATACAAAACCCTCAACCTGATTCTAGCCGGGTCCAACGCCGGTAAGTCTCTTGGTCTATGTCATTTAGCGGCTGGGTATTTGAACCAAGGGTTGAACGTCCTATACATTTCGATGGAAATGTCTGAAGAATCCATTGGTAAACGGATTGATGCAAACCTACTGAACGTCAGTATGGATGATTTGGATGCAATTCCAAAAGAGTATTTTGGTCAAAAAATATCCAAACTGAAGGAAAAGACTCTAGGTAAGCTGTTCTTTAAACAGTTCCCAACCGGGGCTGCGCACGTAGGGCATTTCCGTACCCTTCTGCAAGAACTGAGAACCAAGAAGAATTTTGTTCCGAATGTTATCATCATTGACTACCTAGGGATTTGTGCAAGCGCCCGGATCGGCTATGGTGGTGAAAACTCCTATGGCTACGTTAAGGCAATTGCCGAAGAATTACGTGGGATGGCAATCGAAACTAATACCTGTATCTGGTCCGCCGCCCAGACGACCCGTGGATCGTGGGAAAAAAGTGACATCGACATGGGTGATACCGCCGAATCGGCTGGTCTGGTACACACTGCCGACTTTATTCTGGGTATCGTGGAAACCGATGAATTGGCCCAGCAGGGTCAACAGATGTTCAAGCAGGTAAAATCTAGATATGGCGACAAATCGAAGTGGTCCCGGTTCTTCATAGCTGTGGACAAGGGTTTGCAACGCTGGTCGGAGCTTCCTAATAACGGATTCGCCGAGGTAGTC